TATTGGCGAGCACGAACTCAGGATGCTGCTGGCTCGTGGGGTCCGTACTCTGCTGGGGATACGTTTAAGCAGAATACAAAGCCCAACACGCCAAGCGGTTTAACCCCAACTGGCGGATCGGTTGTCCCAACGCTGACTCCAACATTTAGCGGCCAAGCATCAGACCCAGACGTAGGAGATTCAATCTCCACTGCAAGAATTCAAGTATACCGCAGTAGCGATAACACGCCAATGTGGGATAGCGGAGATTTTTCATCTGGTGTTGCTTCATTTACTAAGCAGTACGGCAGTGGAGGAACAACGTACTTTAACCTAAGCTACAGCACGTCTTATTACTGGACGGCTACAGTTAAGGATAGTAACGGTGCAGCTTCATCTGTTTCTTCAGCAGCTACATTTACGACAGATGCCGCTGGTGTCACAGAAATGACACCAAACCTAAGTAATGGATCAACTGGATGGGTAAAAACGCTAACGCCAGCGTTTAACTTTGTAACTCCGTCCAATATGAACCAATACACACTAAAGATTTATGATACAAACAATACGCTTATTACTACTATTGGACCGAATGCGGTTAGCCCTGTAGCTACGACTCTTGCGACTGCCTACACATACAGTGGATCGCCAGCGCTAGAGTACGGCACAAGGTACCAATGGACTGTAACCTGGAGGGATACAAGCAATGTAACTCAGCCAGAATCTGTAAAAGCTGCGTTTTGGATCAATGCTGCACCAGTTGCAAATAATATTAGCCCGAGCAATAATCAGGCAGTTACATCAATTAACCCTGCAATCGATGTTGCTTTTGCCGATCAAGATCTTGCAAACGGATTTGAGGATTCGCCAACAGAGCTTTCAATCGAAGTCAGTCGAGCAAGCGATAGCGTTGTTATGTATACAATGGTTAAAAGCGCTTCGCTTTCCAGTGTTAGCAATTCTCTTTCTCAGGGGGCTTCTGGTGTAACCACTACAGCTGGTGCTGGCGGAACAACTTTAACAAAGAACGTTCAATATCGTTACCGAAGCCGTTATACTGATAACTCTGGAGCTGCAAATGCTCAAGGCAGCTATAGCGACTATGTGTTTTTTAAGCCAACTGACGGTCCGACAATCTCTGCTCTTGCAGTAGATGCAAGCGACTTAACAACTGGCAAGATCAATAATGCAATTCCTCTCCTTAGCTACACCTATACTGGTGCATTTGGAAAAGCTCAAAAAAGCCGAAGACTTAGGATTATTGAAACAAGTGCAAGTAATGCCGTCCGTTACGACAGTGGGTTTATTCTAAACTCGGAGGCATCGTTTGATGCCCCACCCGATGTTATTCTTAACAACGCGACATACAAATTTGAAGTAACAGTCACTGATAGTGACGATGTTCAGTCGTCAACAATCTCTGTTACTTACATTGCGCTTTGGAACGCTCCAGCTGTTATCACTGGTCTTAGCGCTGAGCAAGGAAACGGAACCTTAAAACTTACTTGGGATCAGTCAGCTGACGCATCTTTTACAAAATATAACGTTTATCGTCGTAATTACGGAAGCGCTCAACCGTATACTCTAATTTCCAGTATTCCAGATGTTGCTACTATTAACTATACAGATTTTTCTGCTGGTATTGGGGCAAGGTATGAGTACAAGATTACTCAAACCTCTACTCCAGTAGGCTCTAATCCAGTTGATTCTGATATTGATGCAACAGACCTGGTGGTTGCTTCGTCAATCTACGATAACTGGTTTATCGTCTATGACGGCAATGAGGCGCTTGGAGTTGAGCTTTACGTTGACTCCGAGGACCGAACTAATCCATACCAGGAAGAAATCTTTGAGCCGTTCGGTCGGTCTAAGAAGGTCGTTGTCCGCTATGGACAATACGGCATCGAAGGAAATATCTCAGCCTACATCCCAAACGATGAGGTCGAGGTAAAGCTTCCAAAGATTAAGTCTCTGTTTGCACTTAGCGTTCCGCTTTACCTAAAGACACCATTTGGAGATGTCTACAAGGTTTACTTTGGAACTCCATCTTATCAGTACGCAACTGGCGGAACTGTAAAACTTTCAGTAGGATATATTGAGGTTGACTAATGTATAGTGGTATCCCGAATCTCAACGCATTCAAAGAAGCGCTGCTCGCGCCAATCCGAGACGTTAAGATTCGGGTTACTGCTTTAAACAGCAGTCTGGTGCCAATCGAGGAGGTTACTGCCTCTACGATTGAAGGAACAGTATACGTCGATACGTCGAGGGCAACACGGCGAACCTGCCAGCTCCGACTCATTGATAAGAACGGCGAGTACACGCCAAAAGATTCTAGCTCAGTCTTCTACTGGGACAAACTGATCAAGATTGAGTATGGACTGAAGATCGATGGTGAGTACACATATGTACCCCTAGGTGTCTTTACAATTGACCGATCTGAGATCATTGCAGAGAACGGCGCAGCTGTTATCAACATTGATGGTAGCGACCAGTGGGATTCTTTCTCTATGGCGACTTTTACCAGCAATAGTGGATGGGCAAGCGGAACTTCTATTAACCAGATTATTTCTGATACAGCAAGCCTATGTGGGGTACCTTCAACAAGGATTACACTTGACCCACTAGAAAGTCGAAATACGACCGAAAAACAAGTCAACGTAACCTGGAAGTATTTTATTGGCGATAATATCGGTCAGAAGCTAAAAGACTGGGCTCAGGACTGGTCAATCGATATCTACTTTGATGTCAATGGCAACCTTGTTACCCATGACATGACCCTGCCACCGTACACTGGTACCTCAAACAGCGCACCAGATGCATCATTTGCAGTTGGTGACAATGCTGTTATGCTTGGTATTCAAAAGGCTCAATCCTCTCACACAATCTTTAACCACATTGTAGTTACTGGAGATACTTCCGATGGTACAGCAGCAGTTCGCGGCGAGTATATTGAAGGTACTGGCACAAATGTCAACACTTCACCGCTGAAGAGGACCTACAACGGTCGAGTAGGAACTGGTCTTACAATTCAAGAACTTGGATCAAAGATTCTTGTAATTCGAACTACTACGCTTAAAACTTCTCAGCAGTGCCTCGACCGAGCAAAAGTTGAGCTGGCTAAGAATCTTGTCGTTGAGGAAACGATTCAGTTGCCGACCATCGTAAACCCTTTATTTGAGGGTCACGATGTTATTGAGATTACTGAGCAGAACACTGGTCTCCAGCAACAGAAATATACACTGGATTCTTTTGATATTCCAATGCGCTCTAGCCGACAAGTTCTGAACGTCAAGAAGATGAGGGCACTGTAATGGCAGATATTGGCGATAAGTCGTTTACGACAGACATGATTCAGCTGATCAAAGATGCTGTTAAAGCAGAGCTTGGCACGAATGCATTTATTAACCGCTATCTTGCAGAAGTTACCGTAGTTAACTCTACAACCTCTGAGATTACTGTAAAACTATCTGGATCAGACGTAGCAACCGATGGATTTCGCTCAAGAGGGTTGCAGCTACCATCTGTTGGAGATCAAGTAATTGCATGCGTAGATGGTCAAGACCGATGGATTGAATCCGTGGTTCGACCAGCGACAAGTACGCCGTACCTACAGATTTCCTCAGGAGTCATCACTGGCATCTCTGGAGCACCAACTGGCTCAGTGGTCGGCTGGCTGACTGGAACGGCTCCTACGGGCTGGCTTTTCTGCGATGGCACTTCATACGCCTATAACACCTATCCAGCCTTAGGAGCGCTCCTAGGTGGGTCTGCGGGGGGAAATTTCAACGTCCCAGACATGAGGGATCGTGTTTTAGGGGGTCTAAGCGCTACTGGAACTTGGTCAAACACAAGCGGAAGCATTGGACCAAATACAACAATGACCGAAGCGACTCACCTTGCTCATACTCATACGTTGGATCATACACATGCTGACGATTTTTCCCAAGGCGCAGGTAGCGTAGCAGCTCATGCTGCTCACTATCATACAGCAAACCCAGGAGAAGGTACCACTGGAGACGGTTCAAGTTTTCAAGGAAAAGTCACCATTGTCGCTACTGGAAGTAGTGCTTCTCTAATTGGTCATACTCATACATTTAACGCTCCTGCTGACATAACAACACAGCCAGAAGATTCCAGTGGAACGAATATTACAATGACACATACAGTTACTGCTGGTACTTTATCTGGTTCAGTTACTGCACTTGGAACATCTACAACGACAGCAAATTTGGATATGACATCAACTAGTGCTAACAGGACATTAAAGTCAACGTTACTAAACTTTATTATAAAAACCTAAGGAGGGCTTATGCCTGCTGGTAAGCATGACATTATAATCGAGCAAGGCGCAACTTTCCGACGGGTTATTACCTGGAAGGATTCAGCTGGTACGCCAATTAATCTTACTGGATATACCGCCAAGATGCAAGTGCGCGAGCGAGTCCGTGATTCGGACGTTGTCCTTGAATGCAGCACTGCAAACGGTAGGATTACACTTGGCGGTTCGCTTGGAACAATCACCATTGTTGCGCAAGACGAGGTTACAGCTACTTTGAGCGAAATGCCAAAAGCTGTGTACGACCTCGAGCTGACAAGCGCTGGCGGTGAGGTAACAAGGCTGCTTCGCGGCAATGCCGAAATCATTGCGGAGGTTACAAGATGAGTACTAATACTACCATCGAGCAGCCAGCAAACGTGGTAGAGATCGACGAAGAAAATCTAACGGTAGAGGTGGTAGAGACCTCCTTCGATGTCGTTCTCGCTGATGCTGGAGTACAAGGACCTCAAGGTCCTACTGGACCACAGGGTCCAGCAGGCGTTGATAGGAATACCTATGTTCACAATCAGAATGTTCCATCTGCCGTATGGACTATTCTCCACAATCTAGGATCGTACCCGTCGGTGACGGTTATCGATAGCGCAGGAACAACCGTTGTTGGCGATGTGACATACGTCTCAGCCAACTCGATAACAATCACCTTCTCTGGGTCGTTCTCAGGGCAGGCATTTTTGAATTAAGGAGAACACATGGCTACACGATTTCTCGCTAATATCAACCTGAGCCAGAACGAACTTCAGAACGCTCGGGTTCAGAACCTTACGACAACTCAGATTAATGCAATCAGCGCACCAGTCGACGGTCAGATCGTTTACGACTCGACGCTAGATTATCTGAAGTACTACAACGGCAGCGCATGGGTTGCCCTTTCAACCGCGACTGGAACTGTTACTGAAGTTAACGCTACTGCCCCAATCGCTTCAACTGGAGGCAACACCCCAACAATCAGCATTGCCGATGGCACGACAAGTGTTAAGGGTGCTGTTCAGCTTGAGGACTCTTACTCCAGCGCCTCGACCACCAAGGCTGCAACGCCTGCTGCGGTCAAGGCTGCTTACGACCTTGCTGCTAGCAAGGCAAGCACTGCAAATAAGCTCAGCGACTTTGCGGCAACGACCTCCGCAGAACTTGCTGGTGTCATCTCTGATGAAACTGGCAGCGGCGCACTGGTCTTTGCAACCAGCCCAACGCTTGTTACGCCGAACATCGGTGTAGCAAGTGGTACGAGCCTGACGCTTTCTGGCGACCTCACGGTCAACGGAACCACCACGACGGTAAACTCGACGACCGTAACGGTTGACGACAAGAACATTGAACTTGGTTCTGTTACAAGCCCAACAGATGCTGGCGCTGATGGCGGCGGTATTACGCTCAAGGGTACGACTGATAAGACGATTTCATGGGTAGATGCTACGGATGCATGGACTCTCTCTGAGCATGCAGACCTTGCTTCTGCCAAGGAATACAAGATTGCTGGCACAAGCGTGCTTAGCGCATCTGCCCTTGGCAGCGGCGTAACTGGCTCGAGCCTGACCTCGGTAGGCACGATCACGTCTGGTACTTGGAATGGTACTGACATCGCCGTTGCAGACGGTGGTACGGGCGCAAGCGACGCTGCTGGCGCTAAGACGAACCTTGGATTCATGACCCGCTATGCCACCACTTCAACGTGGACTGCTGGCGAGACCAAGACCATTACGCACAGCCTTGGAACAAAGGACGTTACGTTTAACGTCTACGACTCTTCAGATAACTATGTTATCGCTGATGTGGTAACTACTACCACTAACGCAATCACTGTAATGTGCAGTGTCGCTGGCGACTACCGAGTTGTAGTAATCGGCTAATAACCAAAGGAGGTTTAAATGCCAAAGTTTACTGCGTCACTAAATCTCCCTAAGTACGCTTCGGCTCCGTCCTCTCCGACGGATGGGGATGTTTACTATAACACTACTGACCATAAGGTCTACTCACGCATCAACGGTGCGTGGGTAGACCTTGGGGCTACATCTGCCCCAGGCGCTGGTATCCCAGAAACGATTATCGATGCGAAGGGCGACCTTATTGTCGGGTCTGCTGCGGATACAGCAATGCGACTGCCAGTTGGTACTGATGGTCAGATTGTTGCTGCTAATAGCGCTGTTACTGGTGGAGTTGAGTGGATCGACAACGTTGCCGATGAAACTCGCCTTCTTGTCAAGAACGAGACTGGCTCGACTCTGACTAAGGGTCAAGTTGTTTACATCAACGGGGCAAGCGGTAACGTACCTACAGTTGCACTTTCTCAGGCTAATTCAGAGACGACAGCATCAAAAACAGTCGGTGTGGTTCGGCAGACAATTGTCAATAATGAAAGCGGATATGTAACGCTTTCTGGGCTGTTAAAGAACGTTAATACCGAAGGATTCACTGCTGGTCAAGCAATCTGGCTTTCGGTTACTACCGCTGGCGCATTTACTGGTACACGACCACCCGCGCCAGACCACGCTGTATTAGTTGGCTATGTTCCAAAGGTTTCTGCCAATGGCGAAATCTTTGTAATGATTCAAAATGGCTTTGAACTACAAGAACTCCATAACGTTCTCATTGCAAGCCCAGCCTCTAATAACTACCTTAAGTATGACGGAACAAACTGGGTAAACGCTAACACGTTCCCAGACCCTAAGATTACTGGTGTTGCGACCATTGACAACAATGCTGCAACCCCTATTAGTATTGACTCTTCAGAAGGAACTCAACTTCATGCAGTTAATCAAGACAGTCTAATCACAAGAACTGTTCTTGACGCTCACGGAACTGATGTTTACGGTGCTTATTCAACACGAAGGAGTCGCGGAACCGCTGCTTCTCCTACCGCCGTTCAGTCTGGCGACAGGCTAGGAGAGCTTTCAGTCCGTGGATATGGAGAAACTTCGTTTCCGAATGTTTCTAGCGGAAGAATACTATTCTCAGCAACTGAAAATCACACAGATACTAACAGGGGAACAAAAGCAGTTATTCAGGTAACTCCAAACGGCGGAAGTTCTACCGACGATGCACTAATCGTAACTCCAAGCGGAGTAGACCTTCCACTTGGTTCTTCTTATAAAATTAATAACACGAGTGTTTTGTCTGGTTCAACCCTAGAAAGCTCGGTTGTTAATTCTTCTCTTACATCTGTTGGTACAATTAGTACTGGCACATGGAACGGGACAGTAATTGGAATCTCTTATGGAGGCACTGGTCACGACACAGCAGCAGAGGCAATCAATGCCCTGCTCCCAGTTCAGACAAGCCACAATGGTAAGTTTCTTACCACAAACGGGACTGACCCATCTTGGGCTGCTCTCGACAATATTACGCTTGATGGCGGAGGAGCCTAGTAATGAAAAACATCACATTTACCTCAAGGTATGATGTTCCAGAAGAGTTTTACCCTAGACCAGCCAGCCAAAATCTTCCAGAGTGGTTTACAAAAATGCACTCATATGGAGGATTTGGGAACAGCAAAGAATCTGTGATTTTTGAAAAGAAAGTCTACCCAAATGGAGACCCGAACGCAACTATCAAAAAGTGTGTGCCAGTATTAGACGTAATGACTGCTGGATATATACTAGTTACACCATCGGATATTTGGGTAGAGATCCCAGAAAATGACCATGATCAAATTTACACGACACGAGGACCTGGATTTAAAATTACTACCCACGCTAACGGTCAAGCGCCAAAACATCCGTCAGTTGTGGGCAATAAAGACATTCCTAAGTTCAGCAACCCATGGTTAATTAAAACTCCTCCAGGTTACTCTGTGCTCATTACTTCTCCTATGCATAACCCAAATGGATATTTTACATGTCTACCTGGTGTTGTTGACACAGATGCATATACTCAAGAAATAAATTTTCCGTTCACGTTAATAAATCCTAATTTCACTGGTTTAATCCCAGCAGGAACCCCAATGGTTCAAGTTATCCCATTTAAGCGAGATTCATGGGAGATGAAAATTGGCGGAGAAGCCGAGATTAAAGAAGCAGACAAGGTGAACTCAAAGCATATTACTAGGATGTTCAATTCCTACAAAGTGCAATGGTGGTCAAAGAAGGAGTTCAAGTAGCCTATGCCTAACATTATAAAACTACGACGAGATACGTCTGCTAACTGGTCGTCAGTGAACCCTGTTTTAAACGACGGGGAGATGGGTCTTGACACTACAAATGACAAGATCAAAATTGGCGATGGCACTAGCACATGGTCAACATTGCCATATGCCTTTGACACTCCCAGCGAGGTCACGACGAAGGCTAACAATGCACAGTCTGCTGCCGAGGCTACTGCGGCATCTGCGCTTACAACTCATGAAGGTGATACGTCTACCCACGGCGTAACAACTGTGGCTGGTCTCTCTGAGACTCAGACGATTACCAATAAGACAATTGACGGAAACAGCAATACCCTGACCGTACTCAACAACCAGACAACGGCAACAGCATCGTCAACCGCGAGCACCATTGTGCTCCGCGACTCAAGCGGCGACACTGCTATTAACCAAATCACTCTCGGAACTAGCCCTACCTCCGCCATGCACGCTGTGACCAAGGAATATGCCGATAACATTTCTGCTGGAATTCATGCGCACGAGGCTGTCAAAGCTGCGACAACTGGGAATCTATCTGCTACCTATACGGATGGAACCTCAGACGCAAGTGGCGGTTTGGGAATTGGCGCGATACTTACAGCGTCTTCTAACGGCGCAATTAGCATCGACGGATATTCAGCAGCGCTAAATGACCGAATCTTGGTCAAGGACCAGACAAACCAGATCCATAACGGTATCTACAAGGTTACAACCGTTGGAGATGGCAGCACGCCATGGGTCCTGACACGGACGGACGATGCGAACAACAGTCCTGCTGGGGAACTAAACGCTGGAGACTCCGTGTTTGTTCTCAATGGAACTGCCAATTCTAATGACGGGTTTGTGATGACCGCTCCTGGAACGTCAACAAACCCAGTGGGCGCTATCAAGATTGGCACAGATAATGTGACCTATACGCAGTTTACTGGGTCTAGTTCAATTACCGCCAGTGCTCCTCTCGATCTGACAGCCAACGTTTTGACTATCTCTGCGGCAACTACGTCAGCCGCTGGCTCAATGAGCGCAGCAGACAAGGCTAAGATCGACGCGCTAGAAATGCCTATCTCGTTCCACATTGCTGGGGCATTGAGCGCTGGCGTAAAGCAGCCGTGGTTTATCTCGCCAATTTCCTGCACCCTTGTAAATGCTAGGGCGTACGCTGGCGGTGGGTCTGGCGTGACATACCGACTCGTTAAGAACGGCTCAACAAACGGTAACACAAGCGGAACTGTTGGGAATGCAGTAGTTACTACTTCCCTGTCAACCGTAACTTCACTT